CGAACAACAAGTCGGTGGCGGTATTGGTTATGTGCAAGTAATTACCAAATATGCGGATGATTCAACCTTTGACCAAGAAATTTTTATTAAAGAGATTCCCGATGCCTTATCGGTCTATTTAGATCCTCATATCAAGAAGCGTGATGGCTCGGATGCCAAGTATGCTTTTATTTATGAAGATATGCCAAGGAAAGAATTTGAGCGTAAATATCCGAATGTAAAAGTCCCAACATCGAATGGTAATCAGCAATGGGTAACGAAAGACATTGTAAAAGTAGCCACCTATTACGAAAAAGAAACTCGTAAAGAATGGCTTTATTCCATCACAAACGATGATGGCTCGGTGAAGTTTATGCGTGAATCAGACATCACGATTGAAGAGCGTAAACTCTTTAATGAGATTATTCGTCAAAATGGCGAAGGAATTGATCGCAGACGTATCGATAAGCACGTCATTAGAAAATACCTAATTGGTGGAACTGAGGTCTTAGAAAAAGGTATATGGCCTGGCACTTATATTCCAATTGCTAGACAAGTAGGTGAAGAAGTCATTATTGAACAAAGGCTAGATCGTAAAGGTATTGTGCGTTATATGAAGGATGCACAAAGAGCATATAACTATAATGCCTCAGCTGCACTTGAATATGGAGCTCTGCAATCAAAGTCACCATATCTCGCACCAGTCGAAGCAATCAATGGGCTTGAGAATTATTGGGCTACTGCGAACACAGAAAATCATGCTTATTTGCCTTATAACTCTGCGGATGAGCAAGGCAATCCAGTTCCGACACCAAGTAAAGCTCCAGCACCAACAGGAGCAACTGTCTATACCGAAGGAATGGCCACTGCGAACATGGAAATGAGTATGGCCTCTGGTCAGTATGAACAGACCTTTGGACAGCAATCTCAAGAGTTATCTGGTGTAAGTATTGATAAAAGGATTAAACAGGGCAATAGAGCCACCTTCCACTTTCAAGATGCACAGGCTAATACTGTTCAATTTGTTGGGAAGATTATTATTGATTTGATTCCTAAGATTTATGATACAAAACGTATTGTCAGAATCTTGGGAGAAGATGGTTCTGAAGATCAAATTATGGTTGATCCGGAAGCACAACAAGCTATTATTCAGAAAGAAGAAGAAGCGGATGCCAAGGTTAAAACTATCTTTAATCCCAATGTCGGTAAGTTTGATGTGGTTGCAGAGTGTGGTCCAAGCTATGATACTAAGAGAGCTGAAGCATTTGATTCAATGACCAAGTTATTAGTGGCACAACCGGCACTATCTCAAGTAATTGGTGATTTATATATGGGATCGGCTGACTTCCCTGGTGCTGATAAACTGCAAGAGCGTATGAGAAATTGGATTCCACAAAGTATTTTAGGTACTGGACCATCCGAGCAAGAGCAAATGATGATGCAACAATTACAAGAATCACAGGCAGCTATTCAAGCATTAACTCAGCAATTAAATGAAAAACAATCTTATCTTGATATTGAGAAACAACGTGCTGACATTGCAGCTCTAAATCATTTAGCAATCCGATATGAAGATGAGCGTCAAGATAGTATTAACGCATTCAAAGCTGAAACAGATCGATTGAAAGTAATCTTAGCAAATATGAAGCCAGAGCAAATAGATGCTATTGCTCGTAAGACATATCAAGAAATAGAAGTACAGCAACCCCCAGCAGTAGAGTTTGACCAGACACAATTTGATCCATCTCAATTGATTCAAGAATATTTACCAAAGATTCAAGAACCAAATCAGCAACAACCGCAACAAATGGAACAACAACCGCAAGAAATGCAACAACAACCTAATCAACCACAAGGAATTTAACAATGGATGAGCAATCTACAACGCAAATAGATAGCGAATTACCTCAAGAAATAGTAACTGAAGAACCGAAACAAGAAGCAAAACAAGAAAATTCTTACAACGAACTGCCTGACTGGGCTCGTAGAAGAATGGGTGAGCTGGCTGCCGAGAAGAACGCAGCCAAGCAGAAACTAGAGGAAATGCAGACTAAGCAACAATATCAACCTCAACAGGAACAGTCTTATTCTCCCCAGGAGAATATTCAAGAATTGGCAATGACGTATGCCAAGCAGATTGCAGAGCGTCAAGTTCAAGAGCAATCATTTGTAAATAAAATGACTGAGATTGAAAAAAATGCAAAAGAAGAATTTGGTGATGTATACGACAAGTCGGTAACAAATCTTCAGCTGGCCGGTGTTGGTGGCCAAGATTTCCTACAAGCCTTGGCTGCAATCCCAGCTCCTGAGAAAGTAATTACATTCTTGGGTAAGTCTGAGAATATCAATGAAGCAATCAGGATCGCGAATCTAAGTCCAATGCAGATGGGAGTTGAATTGACTAAATTATCATCAAAGGCCACTAAAGAACTTGGTAAACAGAAATCCAATGCACCAGCTCCAGTTGGTGATGTGGATGGTGGATCAAGTCGATCAAGTGGTGGTGCAGAGCCAAGTCCTTCGGATACTCAGGCATGGATTAAGTGGCGATCTGAGAACGCAAGAAGAAGAAGATAATCTACTACCCCTTGTTGAGTTTTTACTAAATAGGGGGTAAAATAATTTTCATAGGCCCAAATGAGCCGATAATCATTGTAACAGGCGTAAATATTTCTCTTTAGCCAAGACGAAAAGTAAGTATTTTTATTATTTTTTTCCTTAATTTATGGAGATTTATTCATGGCTAATTCATTATTAACGATTGATCAGATCACTAACGAAGCCGTTAGACTGTTCACTCAAACAAACGCATTCTTAAGAACTGTATCTCGTCAATATGATGATCAGTTCGCTCGTACAGGAGCAAAAATTGGAAGCTCACTCCGTGTACGTTTACCAAACGACTATACAGTCACTACTGGTCCATCTATTACCCCACAAGGTACTAATGAGCAATCAACAACTTTAACTGTTGCAACTCAAGCAAACGTACCTATCTCTTTTGGTACTGCTGAAAAGACAATGCAATTAGATGATTTCTCTGAGCGTGTTTTAGCTCCAGCGGTTAATCGTTTAGCTGCTTATGTTGCTGCTGACTTGATGAACGTAGTGAATGCTTCAAGCAATATGGTTGCTAACTTATCAGGAACAACTATCAATTCACCACAGGCAGCACAGTGGTTGCAAGCTGGTGCAGCATTAGATCAGAACTTATGTCCTCGTATGGATCGTAAGATTATTCTTGATCCAGTAACACAATCAAGAACTATCTCATCTTTAGCTGGTTTATTTAACCCACAAGTGAAGATTGCAGATCAGTATGAAACAGGTATTATCTCTCGTGATACTTTAGGTTTCGATTGGATGTACGATCAGACTACTTTAGTTCACACAACAGGTACATTTACAGCTGGTACAGTAAATGGTGCTTCACAGACTGGTACTACATTAACGACTAATGCAATCACTGGTACATTGACTAAAGGTGACATCATTACGATTGCTAACGTCTATGCAATTAACAGATTGACTGGTGCTTCACAAGGTCAGTTACGTCAGTTCGTAGTTACTGCTAACGTAGCTTCTGGTGCAACTTCTATTCCAATTTACCCTGGTATCGTTGCAGCTCCGGCAGCATTCAATACTGTAACTGCATCACCAGCAAACTCAGCTGCAATTAGCTTAGTAATGCCGGCTGGTTCACAGTATCGTCAGAACTTGGCTTATTTCCCAGAAGCATTTACTTTAGCTTGTGCTGACTTAGAAATGCCAACAGCTGGTGTGGTACAGGCTGCAAGAGCACAGTTTGATGGAATCTCTTTAAGAATGATTGAAGCGTACGACGTTATGTCAGATAGCTTAATCACTCGTATGGATATTCTATATGGTTATGCAGCAATCAAACCTGAATGGGCTTGCGTAGTAGCTGACGTAGTTTAATTTGCGTTGTAGTTGTATTTAATGGGTTTCCCACAAGGAGACCCATTATTTAATATTTAAGGATAGATATGAGCCAGCCATTGCCGACCACTCCGAGGGACATTGTTAATCTAGCTCTCAAGACTGCAAACGTGGTGGGTGTTGGACAATCATCTTTGCCTGAAGATATTAACGATTGTTTCAATATGCTTAATATGATGATTGCCCAATGGCAGCGTCGTAGATACATGGTGTATAACTTAAAGACTGTTAGCATTACCGCAACTGGTGCAACATCTTACACAATTGGTCTAGGCCAACAATTCAATACTGAAAGACCAGCAAAAATAGAAGCTGCATTTATT